TACAGTGTTACTATTATTAGGATCACCAACGCTAACAGTATCTGTATCAGCTTTTAATGGTCTAGTATCAACTACGACTTCATCAACAGATATATTAGCATCAACCGCCAACCTTCGACTTCCGTCGGTCTCTGTAACAGTGGTTATAGGCAAACCAGTTGCTGGATCGACTATTACAGACCCTTGAACAGGACCCCTTGGGGTCATTTGTGTTCCGGCAGAACGGTTGGATACTGTAGCCATAAACTAATGAAATTTATAAGCTATATAAACAATTGCTGCTGTCTTTATTAAATCTAATAAGCTAGAGAGCTTAAATCGTCTAAAAAAGAGTTTAGCGCTGCCTTTATAGCTTCTAACTGAAGCGTGACTAGCCATTATTGAGCCTTAGAATCTTCTTTAGGTTTTTCTTCAGGTAGCTGCTGTAATTTGGATAAACCAACAATAAGTTGATTAGTTTCTATCCAAGGTCTGCTGGCTAAGTAGTTTAATACCTTATCTAGGGTATCTTTTGGTATAACTAAGTTCATTTTAATTCTCCTCAAAATTAAAACTTGCCTTCTTTTTTAAGCTGTCCTAGCTGCTTTATTATCTTATCCCTATAGTCCTTCTTCTCAGATTTAGGCACAAACTTAAGAAGTTCTATGCCCAATTCCGGTATTTTAGGATCTCGTAGGATGTGTGCTAAACAATAGCCGCTTGGGCTTTCTGGAATAAAGTCATTTTCGCACAAGTCTCCATTAATATTCGTAGCCTTACACTTAGGAGATACTTCGGATAAATGAACCTGCTCTTTTTCCGCTTGTTCAGCTTTTATAAAACTCTTATAAACTTCCTTTCCATATACCATCTCTATATCTTTAGTTCTGGTTATAAAAGGTAGTTTTCTTAGAAAAGTAATGGGAAATTCCTGTGCATTTTTTAGCACAGAAAACTTACGTAAAGTAAAATACAATTTGCTGTCTTTTTCTACTACAGCGTAACTTCCACGAAACTTTACCCCATTCACAGTGTAGTTCATGTTTGGCAAAGTGTGCTTAATTATTATGAAATTTCGTTCTCTTGTGGATGCTTTTATGCCCCAAACACTCATTATTGGCTCCTTACGGCTCTTCCGTTGTGGTCCTTATTATAATAATATAGGTACTTTATTAACTTTCTGTAACTCTTTTACAGACAAAAAATACGGTTAGGTACATTTTACAGGCTCACGCCCGACCTAACCGTATGGAATTCAACTACTTATCTATCTATTAGCTGCCTAGAGGGAGAACCTGAGAGATTCTCGCTAGAGCAAGGCGGTTGTAGAGATCGAAACCACAATACCACTTCATGCGGTATTGATAGGCGTTTTCGTTCTCTCGAGGTCCGACGTACTCAAGCTTTAGACCAGCATTGTTAGCTGAAGTAAAGCCTACGACGCCTTTAAACTCGCCCCACGCTCCCACATAGATCTGAGAGCCATTGTTTAGCTCAGCAGAAACTGCAGGGGTCGTAGCAGGGAATAGTCCCGACGTATTTAGCGGAACTAGTGACATAAGCATGTTATTCTGTGAACTGAAGAACGTGCCAGTGTCATTAACCGTAACCGTCGCCGTACCAGCGCCAGCCGTGATAGGATAGATGTAAAGATTTCCATCCGTACCTTGAAGCTGTAGGAACGCATCGGTAGCCGCTGTAGAGGCACTTAGCGTAACTGAGGTAGCGCTGTTAACCGTAAGAACGGTATTAGCGGTCGTATTGACTAGATCATAACGGCTAACGAAGTCGTTACGAAATACAGGAATATCTTGGTAATAGAGCATAGGCTTCATGTTACCAAGGCCCTGTTGCTGAATCATATACGCATCGGTTCCACCGCCAGTATTTCGGAGAAGAACTCGGAGAGTACGAATCTCTCGTGAATTCATCATCATGAAATCAGGCTTAGAAGCCGTAACTCGGTCAATTGAATCGTCTAGATCTTCGAGCGTGAAAACTCGACCTGGACGACCAAGGCGAGGACTAGAAGGATCATCTTCAACTAGTTCTAGCGTTTGCGTAGGATTGCCAGCATTGTAGAACGGGTGATTAACGTCGTCAACGTTACCTTGTTCCGCATCAAGAATTGAGGACATACCATTAAAGGTAGACGCAATTCCGATAGGACCGTTGTTACTCTGCACTAGAGGACCAGCAAGATTGATACCATTAACGATAGCATTCATGTAAATACGAGCAATTTCCTTCGCTTTTGAAGAAATCTGCACTTGAAGCTGATCGTTTGATTCGCTTAGCTGATCTTCGATTTGCCCGTCGAGAATAATATCGGCGAGAATCGCAGAAAGGTTAACGTTTACGTTCGTAAAAGTGGCACCAGTCTGGTACATTGACTGATTCAAATTCGTACCAGGCGCAGCAAAAGCCGCTGCCGCAATGGTGGCTTCACGGGTGAAGGTATAGGCCAAGCCTTCGAAAACAACGAAAGGCAAGTACCGGAACCATTCATCAACTGAAATAATGTCCGCAATAATACCTTCAACTAGAAGGTTATTAGAAAGTGTTGCGGCATCGGATAATGAGATTACCTGTGCCATTTATGTTATACTCCTTAGTGTCTGTTTGATTTAAAAACAGGATTAGCTTCGCCGCCTTTGATTTGCTTTAACGCTTCGCCAATTTTCTGGGAAGAAGACATCTTATTGCGTTCAGCTTTTCTAGCATCGGCTAATCGCTCGTTAGTAGTACGAGCGCCATCGCTTGCGCCAGGAACGCTGTGATTAACAACAACAGTTTTATCTTCGAAAACTCCCTTTAATTTCGCTTCGCTTATCGCTACAATTGCGTCTCGTTCGTCTCCTGCTCCTCTTACTATCAAATCGGCTACTTCTTTAAACTTTTCAGGAATGGTTTTTAATTCGTTTTGTAACCGAGTTTTATATACTTCTCTTTGAGCGTCAATGTCAGCTTGATGTTTATCTAGCTGAGTTTTCATTGCCGCCATTTGTTCTTTGTAAGCTTTTTCAATGCTTTCGGCCTTAGTTTTCCATTCCGCAGCTAAAGCTTCTCTATGAGCTACTTTTTCTGCTAAGTTGCGTTCTTTGTCCGCTTCCTTGGCCTTAATTTCATCAAGTTCTGCTTGAGATTTCTTTAAATTTTCTAGTTCTTGGTTTTTAACAGCTAACTGAGTTTCTAGTTCTCCTTTTAGAGACTCTAGCTTCTCCTCATACTTGATTCGATAAGCTTTATTTTCTTCTCGAAGCTTTTTGACTTCTTTAAAGGCGCTGTCTTTAGTCCAAGATTCAGGGTCAGCTACTTCTGAAGGTTTATCTTCAGTTTTAGCAGCAGTTACTGTCTCAGTTGTTTCTTCTTCTGTTGCAGTCTTAGTTTCGACCTCCGCTTCCGGCTTTTTTGTTCCTGTACCTTTAGCTTGTGAAATCATATCTCCTGCTTGAGGTGAATGTTTCACTGCGGGTACAGCAGTTTCAATAGTCTTGTCAGCTTTGTCCGTAGGCGGTTTGGTTCCTAATTTATTAATGAGATCCATTTATATCCTCTCACTGGCTCTTCCAGAGATACTGGATTAGTTGTTATTTGTAACCACTATCTAATAGTTCAGACCCTTGGTTAGTGGCTTTTCCAAAAGTCCTGTTAAATCCTGTCCTCTCCATTTCTAGAGCGTAAGGATTATGTCTGGCTGCTTTAGAAACCGCAAAAGGTATAATTTTAATCTCGGATATCAATCCAGGATCAAAAGCAGTTACGATTGGTTTTAGCAGCTCAAAAGTATTATGTTCCTTAAGGTTCTTTAACCATTGATCCTTAAGTTCAGTCCAGAGTTCAAAAGCTTGGTCATATGTTTCAGTTTCTAATGCACTAATATGTTCGCCGTCTCGTCGAATAATCAATACGGTGTATACTTGAACTTTATCGTTAGCCATTGTTGCTCCTTAGCCGTTTGAAGGTTTTCGTTCGTCGCTCCCTCTTGGATCGCCGTTCTTACCTTTTTGCTTTCCGCTATCTTCTGAGTGTTTAGCTTGGTTATCTATCTTGGGCTTAGCGATTTTCATCTCTTTGCTGGATTGCATATCTTTACCATCAGCTCCGACTTTATCCATAGCTTTTGCGTCTATGTCTAGTCCAGCAGATGCCATAATTTTAGCAACTTCAACATTGAGTTTTGCGTCAGCTTTTGCTTGTTCCAACTTATCTTTCCTTCGCTTTCTAATAAGCTCATCAATATCATAATCACTAAGATGAGGATAAAGCTTTTTATAGGTGACTCGATCACCCGTATCAAGCAATTTTCCTTCCATCGCAATGGTTTCAATATTGGTTTTAGGATCAACAGGGAACTTGGGCTGAATGTACGTCACTTCAAGCTTAGCATTTTCACTAAACTTCTTATCGCCAGCTTTACTGTGATGTACGTTGTACAATTTCTTTATGATTTGGAATAACTGTTGTTCTCTTTCTTTGAAAAGTTTAGAGCGTCGAATATTTTCTTCTATTACGCCAATCTTTTCCATCAAGAGAGCAAAACCAGAACTAGGTAAGCTTTGTCCATATTTAGGTCTTAGGCCGTGATTAACACGACACATATCAACCATGGACTGAATAGCAAATACTAATCCTTTAATATCCGCATTAGGATGGGCAAATTTAAAATCTCCCTTTTCTCCTACTGCGATTGCAGTGTCTGGACCTAAACTAGTTCCAATTGCTGCAGCATCAGCATTACCATCTCTAAATATTCCTAATCCTGCATCAAATGTACGGAAGGCTCCGCCAGCAGCAAAACCGCTAACGCCTCCAATACCGCCGAACTTAGATTCGGCCAATCCGCCTCTTAAAATATTATAATCATCGACAGGTCTACCTTGTCTTACAGAAGTAGGTCTTTCAACCCCAGTAATCACAGGAATTCCGAATGATTGGAATTTCGCTATATGATTAAGGTCAGTAAGTAACATGTTCAGTGAATGGTTCACATAAACAAGTGGTTCGTCGATAGGTAAAAAATAATAATGTGCCGGATCTTGATTAAAGAATGGAATAGCCGGAATAATTCCATATGGATTCTTTGTTTCGTAAAAAGAATCATCATTTTCCATTCTATGAGCTTCAGGGCTCCAATAAATTCTATTAATGTCTCCAAGAGTATTAGGAGAAGGAGTTTGAGCTTGTTTAACTTCAATATCAGATTGTCCAAGCTTTGAAGGGCTTGGTACAGTTCCTGTTATGGAACCTCCTACCATGCTACTTCCTCTAAAGCCTCCGAATCTAGTTCCAAACCCTATCAATAGTTCAGTAATGTAATATGGAGATGCGCCTTGTTTCATATCATAGACGCCACCATGTAACATCGCTAATTCTACTTTGCCGCCCTGAGTTTCTTTTACAGGGACGCCACTCTTCTCATCAACAAACCCTACTTTAACTAAAACAGTTCCTAATAACTTAGTCCATCTATCAAGCTTATCCATGAACATCAAATAACGAGTTTCTTCCATCACTTTTTCCCAGAGTTTCTGATCTTCCTCTAGGAAAGCTCCATCTTCGTCTACTACTCGATATATTGGATTTTCACGATACAAAATCGAAGTTTCATCAATGATCTCTTTAGTGAGATTCATTGGTATAATTTGCTGCTTTTCTGGGTTACGAAATTGTCTAACTAAATCTAGCCAAACGAACTCGTCTTGCCTGCCCTCATAAAAAGCTAAAGCAATTTCAGTGATCCACTGCCTATAATAAATATCTTCATATAAGTATACGCCGATAGAACTAAGTCCACCTAATCTACTTATAGGATGATTTGATACGCCTAAATTAAATGCCATGCTTTCTTCCCTCTGGAAAAAAGGTAACTAGCTCTTCTAGTTATTTAGATTGAATAGATAAGGAAGAGAAGTTTTACCTTCTCTCCCAAATCTACATAAGAATTTGACCTACGAGATTATAGGCCCTTAGGCGGAACGCCAGGGGCTTTCTTGTAGGACTCCGGCGCCTTTTCTTGCTTGCCGAGCTTATCGTTGTCATTCGCCATGTTAGGCTCACCAACGGTAAGTTCATAAGCCATAGGCATCGGGTTCTTTAAACCACGAGACTTTAAGCTGGGAACTGAACCTTCGGTTACAACTCCAGCCGTATGTTTACCAACTTTTGCCATTATAGTACTCCTTAATATATTAAGTATTATTCCTTCTTGGACCGCTTATCCTCTCGGGGCTTAGCCGGAGGCATCTTCGGACCATGCGGAGGAATCTGTGGGTGATGCAAAAAATAAGCAGTATCGTTCACTAGTTTTTTCTGGTGAACTGCTTTGCTTCGAACTTGTGGATGGTGAAGAAAAGAATCTCTTCCCATTGACTTTCCGTCTTCCATGCTCAAATCCTCTTTTTCTTGTCTGTTCTCACTCATCCCGTCGTTAGGCTGTGATTGTGGGCCTCCACTTGCAGCGTGTCCAGCAGGAGTAGTAAGGTGCATTTTAGCTTGTTTATTTTTTAGTTCTTTTGGTAAAGTTGCCATTACTTTTTCTTCCTTGCGTTGAAGCCCTTAGGAGCGAGTGTATTGTTGCCGTAAGAAACTGGATCTAAGGTTTTAGAAGTAACGCCAAGAAAAGGATTTAAACTTCCTTTAACTGCTTGAGCGCCGTCTATTAACTTATTGACCGCCATAGCAAATGAAGAGCCTAAACCTCTACCTAGTGTCTGCATTTCCGGGAATTGATTGGTAGCAGAAAGGCTAGCTCCAGTAGCTATGCTTCCTTGTCGTTTTTTAGAGCGCCCGCCTTTAGTCATTATTCTAGCCATCGAGAAATCCTCTTTTATTTAACCAATTGAAAGCAAACTCATTTAACTTTTCGAATCTCTGCTTAACTGTTAGTTTGCTGTAATGTGGCTGTTCTATAGCGCCTTTAAATTCTTCGTAAACAGCGACGTATAATCCATTAATTATATCTGGCCGTTTTTTAAACTTCTTTAGCAGAGTTTTATTTAATTTGAAGTATGCGCCATCTTTATTTAAAATTTTCATTAGGCACTTGCTAATATGGTTACTGTTCCGGAACCAGAGGTTCTAGCTAACTTAATAACTTTTACATTATTAGTATTATAAGTAACCATTGAATTAGAAGACCCTAAAGCAGTAGGAGTAGTAAAATTAACTCCATTAGCAGAAACTGCATAAGTTCCAACTAAATCTCCACTTGCTTGTAGAGTAATTTGTCTGCCTACACAACCTAATGTAACAGTAGCTGAAGTATTATCAGCATCTAATGTAGCAGACTGAGAATCTCCAGTAAGTACATAATCTCGTAACTTACTGGCTTGTTCTTTAGTAATATTCTGAGGAGGTTGGAGTGCCATCTTTAGAATCCTTTAATTAACTGAACACCCTGAGCATTATCGTGGAATAAATAAACCAACAAATATCTCAAAGCGTCCAACAAACCTTCATGCCCTTCCGGAGTTTCTTCGTAGTCTTCCTTAAGAGCGCCATTCTTTGACTTTTTAAAGGCTGCGGTCTGAATAGCGTAAATCAAATTAACGCAATTCCTATTAATAAATAATTTAGGATACGTCAATTGAACTTTACGATCATCAAAT